ATTTTGTTTTCGATATCTTGCAGAGAAAAATCTGGTAGTTCTTCTATCCATAATGTAGCTTGCTTAAGAATTTCTGCCGCCTTGATTACTCTATCTCTTTCTCCATCTTCATATTGACCATTCAGGATATGCTCTTCATTAACAGCAGAAACAAAAGCCAACATCATAGTTTGTACTTCACTTTTATCTTGTTCTGTAGCGATAAAAAGAGTTGGCTGAGATTTACCATTTCTAATCCACATACCAAAGTCAGGCTCATAGATTTCGTTACACGCAAAATTACAGGCATCTGCCACCATAGTGCGTGTTTTGCCTACCCCTGTAGCTGCTGACCGAAGATAAAATTTTCTAAGTCTCGCGCCTCTAGTAACTGTATTAATAAGAGGCCCGTAGAGCGGAATTCCAACTTCTGGATGTTTTTCCAAATCCTGGATAAGCGCGAGAATATCATCACCAGCTTGATAACCTTCAGTCCCGTCGTCATCAACACATCTTAGTCTAATGTCATCAATACTAGCATCAATCATTTCAGCTATTCCCGCAAGTGAAATGTTATCTAACCAATCTTCTTGCTGTTGCTTCTTTTTTGTATCTAACACATTAGTTGGGTCATAGAACTGACGCATATCTAAGCCAAAATTATCATACGCCCGCATAAGAGTGAATTTCTTTAATCTATTGTAGTAATAATTAAAAGTATCTTGAGTAGCTATTTGTGAAATTTTAACTAGATATTCAGGACCTTTATTCTGATGAAAGATTGCATCATATTTCGGTCTGTTGCTTAAATAATCTATAATACTATCTATTGTGACGTCATTACCACTAGAATGAATATTATAAATACTACCAAAGACAATTCTATGAAACTCTTGTGCAAAATCTTCATCAGTAATAGTATATTTATCTGTTTCATCCAAGATAGAAGGAGTATTTAACACGCATCCAATTACCTGAATAACAGCAGTAGTATCAATGTAATCGCTCATTTCACTCCTCCTCTAGGAAAGAAAAAGAATTATTTCTCCGTTTCATTATTTCTCGCTCAGGAGAAGATATATGAATGGTCTTAGTCGGAAGTATATATTCATCCAAATCTATACTATCATTCTGCTGCTGCGCGAGCCATATAGAGTAGTAATATCTAGCTGCATCGTCATATTGATATGGGATAATTCCTACTCTACCTTCTGCTTTAGATAAATCGCCATGTTTAATCTCATAATGATAAACTAAAGTTTTAAGCATCCCAGAATAAGTATAATGATATTCTTTAGCATATTGCTTAATTTGTTTTGTTACTACTGCTGGTATAGTTTCATAACCAAATAATTGCTTGATATAACTATACAAATTCTCAAGATCTTGCTCTTCTGGGGTTTTAATCTTTATACCCTTTTCCGCACAAGCTTTATGGGCATATCTATTCGATCTCGGTTTTACATACTCCTCGCTATTTACATCCATTTGCTCGCCACAATACAGACATTTAACGAGATGCTTGGCCATACATATTCCTCCTTTCCATTTAATTTATATAAATATTATATCATATTATAATAAGAAAAGCAAGAGCTTCAAAGCCCTTGCTTTCTCATTTTATTCAACCATATCTTTCATATCCAAAAGAATCAGCTCTAATTGCTCACACTGAGAAGGAGTACAATCTCCAACTTTCTTACCTTTACCAAGATATTTCTCAACAAGAGCAGTAATCTTCATTGCATTAGACTGATTCTGCTCCATAAGCGTACCAACGAGACTTTGGAACTCACTCATCATGCCTTCAAAGTCATATTCCTTAGCGGCAGTAATCTGCTGTTTTTCATTAGTAACATATTTACCATCAGTCATTTCTGCTTCTTTATCAATAGCCTTGTTAAGAGCGGAAACGAGAGCTTCGTAAGAAAAGTCAATCTCGGGTTCAATATACTTAAAGCGGCAACCGCATCGAATACTATTATCAGGGGAGCGAAGAGTAAGTACCATGCGAGATGTACCATCTGCTAGCATCTTAGGATGTGCATAAGCAATAATATCGCTCATATTTTCGATGATAGAAAGTGCAGAACTCTGAATAGAGGAACCAATCTGCTGATATTCAGCTCCGTTCTGCGGCTTAACCGTCTTTTCCTTGTCATGGGACAAAAACACGATTGCATATCCCATTTGAGCCAGAGATCTAAAAGTGTCTTCGAACTCCTTTTTATATTTACTCCAGCCATTATTAGTCCATCCGCCGTCCCCGATATTGTCAATTCCAAGCTGATTACAAATATACTTCTGACACATATCAGCAGCAATATCAGCGGTATCCACAATAACACTCTGGAAAGTTTCTTTAACTTCTGGCTTTTTCAGCTCTCGCAAGACTTGTTTCATCTCGCCCCAAGATGTAATGTCTTGAGCCATCGCGCCCGGTATTGCGTTATCTTTACTACTTATAGTTTCCTATAAGAATAGACTATATCTTTCTTCTTTTTTAAAGAAGCGAACCACTTCGATTTAAGGGGTTCTCACCCACCATTAAGGCCCTACTCCTATAGACGTATTTCACGTCGCCATTTGGATAGTCGTTGAGCGTTCTTCCAAGTTGGAAGCTTCGTTGCGGATTGCCCAATCTTTAATGATTTTACCATACCTTAGTCATTACCTTCGCCACTATCTATATTACTATGATAGTTTGGTTATTAAAGCTCTAAGGGGTTTCCCGCAGTTCAATTCTTGGCGTTAATACAAATCACTTTGTATTACGGACTGTAAACGCATTTTCAAATTTATCTAATTTTCTTTTTAAACAAAACTTTTTAGTATCAGAATCATAAGCTTTACTAAGCCATTCATCTGTTTTTCCTTCTGTATATTCAACTTTATAAGTATTATTTGTACATCTGTGTTCTTGGCGAATAGAATTATTATATCCCAAAAATTCATTAATTTTAGAAATTACTTCATAAGTTCCTGTAAAATATGTTTTATATCTTTTAGTATCTTCTGAATAAGTAATCCCGCCATCTCCATCATAATATCCTAGAATCCAATAAAGTTGTAAATCTTTAGGTACTTTTTCCTTCTGTAGGATATTCTAAGTCTAAACTTTTATTTTGATGACAACCTAAAACTACTAAATCTTTTACCATTTTAACACTATTAAGATGAACATAAACATTTGGGAATTTACCCTTTTGCGAAGCACTATGAGTTACTTTTTTATTAGAGCCAACAGCTTTTAAGAATTTTTCTAAATGCTCTTCATCTTGAGGCTGCAAAGTAATATCTACTCGACCCCTATCTTCGCTAATTGAGCCATCCGCTGATAAAAATCCTAACCAATAAGCTTTTTCTTTAGTATCTATTTTTTTAAAATATGATTCATTTAAAGAAAATTTTCTTCTATTATCTTTTTGAATACCATATTTTTTTTACCTAAAGTACTTAAAGTATCAGGATTTATATCAAATTCTTTTGCTATAGTTTTATAGCTTTCTCCTTTCTCCAAATGCTTTTGAAGGTAATCCTTTCCAAGTTCTGTTAAAGAATATTTGTTTTTATAAGAAGAAACATAAGCGTTATTCATAATCCTCTTTCGAACGCTAGGAGAAGATGACCTGGCATTTGAGTGCCGAAGGTCGTCTTTCCGCTTTTCGCAGGTCCAAATAAAAAAGTAATATAGCCGCTCAGGTCTCGAGAAACCTTATGAGGCTGAACACTAAGAAGATTAATAGCCATTATTCAACCTCCTTAAAAATTGTATTCGTTCTTGTTCACAGTAAATGCGCTAGCATTATTCTGCGAATTTCTCCAATCTTCAGTCCGCTTCTTTTCTGCGGCAAGGTCAATCTCTCTCTTAGTAATCTTCTCCTGCAGCTCCACAGCAGTAATGGTACTCTCATCATCCCAGATATAAGGTTCAGGCTGCGCCCAATTAATTACATAATCCTTATAAGAAGAAACGACCTCGCGCACACTAGGCTCACCGAACGCAGATTCCTCTTCAATAGTGCGGACAGTAGTCTGAGAAATTTCAACACCCTTAACCCGAGTAAACACAGGATTTCCAGTAGAAGGCTCAAGACTCTCGAAGTAGTCAATAGCTCTAGGATTCAGGACACTAAGTTCACAAGGAAGAATGTCACCACGCCAATTAAAGACTGCACCCTTCACGATACCCTTCTCAGGCAGATTCTTACTCTCGTCGGCTTCCTTTCGAGTAAAACCATTGATAATAATATCTGCTTCAAACTCAGACCGCTTTTTGACATCAGACTTGAGTTCACTAGGATTAATCAGATGAATAAATCCACCCTCATTTCTCTTAGTGGAAACAAACTCATTATCCTTAGTATAGAAATCATTCAGTGCAATGTTGGTATTGACTCTCAGACAAGTAAGATTCTCCTTGCCATCCTTCATCACATAAGGATACTGGCCGGAAACAATACCATCAAGAATCGAGAAGTTATTATTAGAACTATCAATGTAAGAGAAGTAAACACTAATAACATTCATAAAGGTTTCATCAGTGGCAATGCTAATAGTACCTCTAATATAGTCGGTTCCGGGCTTCTTAGAGTTAGGACCAGTAACCTTCTTCTCAAGCTTATGCTCATAGAGATAACCTTCAATATAAACACTATTTACAAACTTATTCTTAGCCATATTTCTTTTTTCTCCTTAATCTTTTTAATTATTATATCATTTATTTATTTTTTAATCAATTATAAATTGCTTTGCATAAGGAACTTCTGTAGCAATAGTATCATAAAAATACTTCCATTCACTTAGTTTATGGCCCTTGCGCTGATGGCAAATATTTCTTAGAACCTCGTAATTTGCTGACCAAGTTCTCGTCTGCAACCAACTTTCAGGCAACCAGCGCACAAGTTCCTTCCAGTATCTTTTGTCTTTTGTTTCATTAAATCTCTGGCGTAGTTGCTCTAAATCACTAATGAGACATTCAACTCTCATACCGAGATTTGAATCATCAATTAAATCAAGTCTAGGTTCATAATCATCTGTTTCAAAACAATCAAGAGTAATAGGAGTGGAAGCAAGTTTATGCATTGTCGAGGTACTATTCGACGTCGTACCGAGCTTATAGGTGTCCATTTCCTTCCAGAAATAAATCGGTGCTGTAATATCCATAGATACGTTAATCTGTCTAAGGAACTTACGGTGCTCACTTCCAGATTTTACCAATCGGCACGCCAAATCCATGTCATTAGGCCCAATGAAATAACCTAAATCATAAACCTCACTCTCAAGAGAGCCATTTCTCTTAAACTCTTCAAAAGTAAAATCAGGATTTTCATATAAATCATAAATTCTTTTTACTTTAGAATTAAACGATTTCATATAAAAATCTACAATATAAGCTGAATCACTGCGGTCCCAGGAGTTCATAGGATTCCTCATACCTCGAATCGCTGCTTCAAAACCATCTGCATAAATATTTTCAATTTCCATTAACTACCACCTTTATTTCCATTGAATCCAAAATCTTGAGTTCTATAGAAATCAATCCAATAAACTTCTCGTTCATTCAACTTCGTTCTAGGTACTTCTTCTAATATTTCAAAAGTAAAATTATGAACGCCATATTCCTTCATGCCCTTATATAGTTTATTCTAAGTAGATTCATGAGATAAAGCAGACTTGATATGTTGCCGCCAACGTTCTCGTATATCCACGCTTTGACCTATATAAGCTTTATCAATATCTAAGCAAGTAATTTTATAAATTCCACAAACCTTACCGGTTCCTTCAAACAAATGTGAAGAAAGAACGTCAAAAGCGGGTTTATAATAAATATCCCACAAAATTTTATCTATAGCTTCTTTGCGCGAGAAGGTAGATTGAAAGTTCCTCAAAGCTTGCACATCCGCAATTTCCGCATCAGAGATACATAAACGATAATAATCTTTCTTACGAAGCATTTCTTCTTTTCTCTGTTGCTCCTAGAGATACGTATCCTACTTTGCCCGCAATTCTGCTAACTTAGATTCCTCTTCTTTTATAGCACTCTAAATAGAAGTTTGTTTTAACGAGATTTCATCTTTGAAGTTCTCTAGTTTTGACCTTAATTCTTCTCGGTAATCTTCATATTCTCTTTGTAGTTTTTCCTTCTCTGCTTGTCCAGCTATTCTTAGGCGTTCAGCTTGGTCATTTACTAAATCCTTCTGTTGCTTCTCAGAATGTATAATCTAATCAGAAATATATAGTAAAGAATCTTGCTTATCTTTTAATTCACTTTTTACTTTTGAAGTTTCTAAAGTTAAATTTTCTATTGTATTTTTTAAGTCATTTGCTGTCTATTCTAATTGTTTATTTTCTTCTGCCTACTTTGCATTGAATTTAACAGTTTTTTTAACATCCTACTTTAAGCTGTAGGCATAAACTGCTAAAAAACAAAATGCAAAGGCAAGAATACAAGCTAAAATATCCATATTTTATTTTAGATAAGGAGAGAATGAAACTAAGCCATTCTCTCCCTACTATCTCCTTTATTAACCCTCAGAGTTCACATCATAGTTCATGCCAGCTTCATTCAGCCGCAGGAACTTAACACGCTTATGAGTACCATCAGGCAGCTCAACCTCGCACTCCTCACGGTAGCCCATCTTCTTATTCTGCAGAGAAGAAGTAAAAGCACCATTCACCTGCTTAGTAGTCAGCCCCAGAGCATCTGCAATATCGGCTGCCACCAGATCCTTATCTGCATTAGCCTGCAGAATACTAATAACCTTCTTGCTATTCTCAGAAATTGCCATGTTAATTTTCTCCTTTTATCAATTATATTTTTTACTTATTAGGTAATCGACTTCATCTAGTAATTCTAATCCATTAGGTAGACACATCAGCATATTAGTTATTTGTGACATTCGTTTTTCTGCTCTTGCTTTCTACTCATGGGTAGATTCTTCATCATTATAGACTTTGTCTAG